AGACTAACCTCTCTAATACATCCATGAATAACATTATTCATTTCAGATTTTAATTTGTTAGCATATATAGATAATTTATCAACATCACCATTTAATACTAAAGATTTAGCAGTTTGACCAGATTCGGTGTCATTAAACTTACAATAAGCATATACACCTTCATCTCTATTTTCTAATAAAGCATGGCCTAATACTTCATTAGGATCATCATGTTGATGATTCCAAACAAGAGGTACTTTTTGACCATCATTTTGTTTAAAAGCATCTTTCATGATAGTTCTACCATCAGAACATTTAATGTTATTTCTGGTAGCCCATCCACTAAAATCGTACTCCATTTTTCCTCCTTTTACATATTTTTTAAATCATTTATAAAACCACCAACTATACTATTTCCATTATTAGGCTGATTCTCATTTTCAATTTCTTGTGGATTTTTGCCCGGTGGATTTTCATTACCAAAATCTCTATCTTTTGGTTGAGAAATATTAGCATTAACTAATTGATCAGCTTTTGGATCATCAGATGGCGTTCTACCAACAATTTGTCTAATTTCGTTAGACGTTAAAATTTCATTTCTTGTAAACTTATCTGCCATATCAGCAATTTGAGATACAGGAATTAATTTAAATGGATCTCTAAAGAATAATATTTTTTGTTTTTGAGATCTTGCAGTTTTAGTAAGAAATTTTCTATTCATTTCATCTACTATAGCTGATATTATAGGTTCTATAGTACGTTCATAATAATTATTCATGACCTTATCGTCAGCTGTACCATCTAAAACAGTTTGCGAAATACCTAACTGGCTATATAGCATACTCGTTAAATATTCTATTTGTTTCATAAGGTTATTTTCAACAGGTCTATTTAATTGTGTTATTTTTTCAGTACCATCAGTATAAGCTATACCATATTTAGAACCTCTTAATTGTCTTTCTATTTCAGCTCTACGTTCATTGGCTTGTTGTTTTCTTAATTCTGATTTTACAACATATGGTAATTGAATAATTAAATCCAATTTGCCAGAACTATTTTGTTCATCTATGCTATCCAATAATATTAATTTCCTAATAAGTCGTTGTAATGTCGAATTAGGTTCATTCATAACTGCATATAATGGATTTTCTATAATAGCAACATTCTTTTTAAGAATTGTTATCTCTTCTCTATGTCCGGTTTTATCATTATAAACACTAACTCTTACTGAATTAGGATACCATTGTATAACTCTTCCAGTTCTCATTGTTAATATATCATAAGAATTATTTACATTAGGATCAACACTAGTATCAACAGGTACTAAAACAACAACGCCGTTATCAAGCATTGATATAACAGCATCCTGTAAAAAAGCTCTACCAGTTTGATCCATATTTGCTTCAACATTTAAACAATTATGTAAACCAGAATCTTCAATAACAGATTGAAATCTATCTTTATCATCTAATCGGCAATGTTTAATGCTAATAGAAGCAACATCCATAGCTATTCTATTAATTATAGAAGTAACAATTGAACGTTCATTACCCCTAGTCATTCTAACTCTATCAGGTTTATTATAATATCCGACAGCAGAATCATATGGATTAATAGAATTATTTTGGTTAAAGAATGCGTTCCAAGCTTTTTTTAACCTTTGTCCAATACTAGAATTCATATCTAATCCTCCTTAAATATTAATCACCTCTAAAGAATCTAATAATTCTTGATACGAATGCTACACCTTTAGCGTGAATCTTTCTAGGAATATCTTTTAATTTTTGCTTAGCATGTTTTTTAATATATGTTTCAGCCATTTTATAATTCTTTTTATCTTGTTCATCCTGTTTTGTATTTTTTCTTGGGTTTCCACCTATACTGGTTGATAATGTTACTCGACTTCCATTTTTAGTATAATAACTACTAGTATGAGTATTACCATCCCAATAACCTTTTTTCATAACTTTATTAGCTATTTTTGCTCCGGTTTCAGCTCTTTTTAATTCAGAATCATCATAAATATAATATGTGTGACCATTTCTTATTTCTTTTCTAAGATACTTATAATGCATCATATTTGGTGAAGTATAATCTTCACCTAAATAAGTATCTGAATGCATTAGTATTCCACCATCTTCTTTTTTTATATATGTTTTCATTAATACACCTCCTTATTCTAATTACTGTAAAAAATCGACATATTCTTGCCCTGATTTAGAAAAATTAGGATCAATTTCACTCAATCTTTTCCTATATAATTTTAATAATTTTTTATTATGTAATATAGTTTTTTCTCTTTTATTGGCTCTTTTCATAGCTTTAGACGATTTGCTAAACATTTTACCAGATTTTTCCATATTGCCTTTAGACATTTGTTTTCCAGCTTTTGCTGTATATCTAGCAAATTTACTTCTTTGTTTCATAGCTTTAGATTGAAGTTTTATTATATCATTTTGAATATGCTTAGCACTTCTTTTTAAACCCTCTTTAGAATAAGTTTTATAGAAAGCTCGTCTAACTCCCCATTTCATACCAAGTATTCCATAGTGATATAATTCATCATAAGCTTGATCTTCATTTTTCCATTCCCACATTATTAATCACCTCTATTCAAAAGCATCTCTATTATTTTTATAAGCAACATATGCATCCATCATAGCTGCAACAGCATCAATTTTTGCATCGTAACGTTTTTTATAAAGTTTTCTATTGCCATTAGTATCTTCAAGAGTAATGCAATTACCCATTGTAAATGTCATAAGCTCTTCATCGAACAATAACAATCGATCTTCTGCCATTTTCTTTAATTCTCCTAATGGTACAGATTCAGTTTTGGCACCTTGAATAACTTTTTCTATTCCAAATGGACCATTTTCTTTTTCCCATCTTTCAACGAAATCTTTTGCATTATATGGATCATATCCAAAAGATCTTACATCATATCCTCTTTGTAAGATATGATTATCTAAATCATCATATACTGCCATCATATCTAATACTGTTCCGGACATAACAATTAAACTACCTTCATTTATAAATTCATCATATTTAATTCTCATAGCTGTTGGTAATTTCATAAGTGTTCTTTCTGAAATATAATTTCTTGTTTTTATTCCAAAAGCACCTTTAGATAAAGGAAATAAAAATGTAAACGCACAAAAGTCATCACCTTGTGATAAATCAGCCCCAAGAGAACAAGCCATTTGCCAATAATCTCGTTTTTTATGTGGAAGTGTTTCTTCATAAGTAAAGAAATATGTATAACCTTCCATTGGTATACCAAAACGTTTAGCTAAAATATCATTTCTATTAGCTGGAGCTTTTTCGGCTCTCTCAACATCTAATTGGTAAGTTTCATAGCTAACTGTTTTTCCAAGATTAGGATTAGCTTTAATCCATTTATCTGGCTCTGCAACTTCATCTATACTATCAAGTTTATACCACCAAATAGATACATGCGGATTATTATAATCTCCTTTTAAAATATCCATTAATTCCATTTTAATAGTATCTCCAGGTCCGTTACGAACTGTACCTTCAGAACTCGCAGCTACTATTAAATAATCTTCATTTTTAGAAGCACCTTGTTCCAAAGCTCCAATTACATCTTCTCTTATATCTCCAGACAACCATTCATCAACTGTATTTATTCTACTATTTAAACCTTGAAGTTTATCAATTGACATTGGTCTTACTTCTAACAAAGATCCAGTAAGAAAATTTTCAATACCTTTTTTTGTAGATGCCAATTTTACTCTATTAGCTTTTGATCCAGTTGTATTATTTATAGAACCTTCTGTTAAAAATTTAAATAAAGGTCCTCTAGATCTAGTAATAGCTGTTCTCAATGGTGATAAAACTTCTTCAGCTTGTTTCATTGTTGGAGCTGTATGAACCTGATGAGTAGTTGATGTATCAACATTTAAATAATACCCTTGTATATTTGATAAGTACATAGATTTTGCAGCACCTCTAGATATTATTAAATATTGTTTATTAACCAATCTTTTTTTAATTTTTTTATTAACATAATGGCCGCCATGACCATCTTTGGATGGAATATAAACACTTCTTTCTATAAAATAGTACCATCCGAATAATTCTTCGGCCCATAATTTAAATGAATCTAATAAAAATAAATCAGATCCATCAGTAAGTGTTAATTCATTCTCACAATAACGAATAAAACCTTCAACTGCTTCGTCATCATAATATATACCAGGATTTGCTATTAGTGAATCTATTCTATTCATTTCCATTGATATAGTTTCACATACTGGAATTTCTCCTCTTATTACAGCGTTTCTAAATTCCCCATAATATTTTGGAACTGCGTGATTTGATAAGCTCATTATTAATCACCTATTCTTTAAATACATAATCGAAATATTCTTCAGCTGATACTTGATATTTTTTAGGTATATCATTCATTTTCGTCGAACTTGATAATCCATTATCTGTTATTTTTTTCATAACTTCTTGTTTTTTTTCAACTGTCTGTATAGCTTTTTCAGTTCTATATTTTTCTTTTTCAAGCTGTAATTCTCTTTTAGCTCTATTCATATTTTCAATTTCTCTTCGAATATTATTATTAGCTTTTAATTTTTTATAAGCATTTTCAGCATCTTGAGCTTCTTGTTTAAGCTTTTGAGATTTTGTTAATGTTTTTGGATTAATAATTTCATTACCTTTAGCATTTAACCAATTTTGCAATTGAGTTCTACCAGCTCCAAGTAATGCCGGCGTAATAGCTTCTGACCAAGTTTTTTTAATAGCTCTTTTTATAGCAGATTCTTTTTTTATAGTTTCTGGTGCCATTAATGTAGCTAATTGTCTTTCTTTTTGAAGCCTATTTATTTTATATGTTAATTCAGCATCAGTCATATCATGTATGCTTTTTGGTTTTTGGGCTTCATTTTTACCAACTTTATTTTTTAATTTTTTACCAGTAAGTTGTTTATACTCACCTTTTAATTTAGCAGCTCGTTTTCTACCAGCTTCTGTTAAAGTCCCATCAGGATTTTGGTATCTTCGAACGTACCATTTTTGTCCAATTATTCCATGATGAAATATTTCATTCTCATCTTTATACATGATATCACCTCCTATTCTTTACTTTCATGATGAAAATTTAATCGCCATTCTAGTTCTCGTAATACTTCTTTATTAGCTTCCATAACAGTACCACTTAAAGCTGGATCAAACACAATCTTTACTTTTAAATATACATATGTTTTGATAGACTCTAAATCATCACCATCAGATATATAATCATCCCATGTCTCAGTATCGCCTTCTATTTTAAAACCCTGTGCAGGACCAATTCCTAATTGATTAAGAATCATAAACACTGAATTTATATGAATTATTATATCTGTATCAAAATTTTTATAATCAGCTTGAATACCTAATAATTTCTTAATAGAATTTAATATACTCTCTTTATTCTTATCCATAATCGATCACCTATATTTTAATAAATTCTTTTACACAATAACCTTCGGTTCCATCATTAAGGATTACTTTATAGAAAGTTTCATCATTAAATTCTGAATCAATTAATACTTCTGTATTAATATCTAAAATTTTAGAAGGATTAGCTTCTTTAGAAGGACCACTACGAAGATATAGTTTATTAACAGAGACTTTTCCTTTGATCTCACTAACTTCTTCGATAGTTTCTTCTACTTCAGGTTCTACAACTTCTTCGATAGTTTCTTCTACTTCAGGTTCTACAACTTCTTCGATAGTTTCTTCTACTTCAGGTTCTACCATTGTCTCGACCTCCTTTGCTTTTTTCTTTCTACCCATCTCAATACCTCCTTTCAATGTCGCCAAGGACATGTATCATTCCTGGATCTTTCAACAGGTTCTTTAAAAAGAAGACTATCATCACCATAATGTATAGCATCATGCGTTCTTTTTGTAACTGTTATCAGATACTCAGGGTTTAGTAATATTTCTGATTTATTTAATATGTCTTCTTTTTTAACAGGATTCATATGATGAACAAAAATTTTTTGATCGATTATTTGATGTCCATCAGCACCAAGATCACAACCTTGATCTCTGGTAATAACATAATTTCTCAATCGTTTCCATTCATCTGATCGGTAAAACATCTGATTAAGATATCGATCAAAACCAAATGTTTCTTCACCAACTTTATCGCCTAATTTTAAATACTCATAACGCTCTTCATATGTTTTTAATTTAGATAATTCTGTATAGGTTCTAATATTCATCAGAATCACCTTGTCCACTATAACTTTTCATAGCATTAATAGCATTTGCATATAGGTCTTCTATACGTTTAGCAGATTGTAAAGCTTCAGTTTTAGCTGAAATAAGCTCTTTCTGCTTCTCTAAAATTTCTTTTTCAATTCGTTCTTTAGATGAACCTAATTTCAAATAATGAGTTATTACTTGAGAAGAGGCTGTTCCATCGCGCAATTGTTGCTCAGCTAATTCAGTAGCTAAGAATATTAGTTGGTTTTCTCTAGCTTCAGGTGTTAAAGCCGGCCTGATGCTTTTCTTAGAACGATCAGATGTTGCAGCTTTAACTTTAGCCATAACAACTTACTTCCTTTCTTGTTTAGATAGCCCTTAAAGTGACTTATAAAGTATTTTAGCAGCAACCAAACAAACTCAAACAATACACAACAAAACAAACGAACTTATCAAATCTCTCACACAACAAAACAATCATTTTAATTTATAGAAAGGAGAACTAAACATTATAATGAGGTTTAAAACACTCTTTAATGTAATGAACTCATAAACCTTATAAGCCACTTTAAGGGTTATCTAAATAAATATTTTATTGATCTAATGAAATAGTTAATACTCCATTAGAATAAGCCATTTTTAATCCTTCTCCTACTGCTATTTTTGTAAAAGTCTCACGAACCGTAACGGTCCATCCAGCAGTTTTATTTAATTTATAAACATATACTTGATCTCCTTGTTGTGTAATACTATGTGTATTAACACTTCTATAATATTGGAATTCAACTTCTGTTGGGTTTTCAGCATTATTAACATATGCCATAAATGCCATTCTTGTTTGAGAACCACTAGCAGGGTTGCTACCACTAGAAGCTCTACAATAAACTACCATTCTTTTTTGGTAAGCTTCAATAAAATCATTCCATGTAGAATTACCATAACTCATTATATACATACCATCAGGAAATACAGCTCCTATATAATCAACTATAGCTTTATTTGATGGATATAATGTTGTACTAGATTTATTTAATGATGTTATTTCTGTAACTCTATTATTAACATTTTCAAAATTTTGAGAAAAATCATCTATATCAGATTGTGTGAAATAATCAACACCTTTTATAGGACTATCTCCTTTAGGTCCTTGAATACCTTGTTCTCCAGTATCTCCTTTAGGTCCTTGAATACCTTGTTCTCCAGTATCTCCTTTAGGTCCTTGAATACCTTGTTCTCCAGTATCTCCTTTAGGTCCTTGAATACCTTGTTCTCCTTGAGGACCACGTTCTCCCGGATCACCTTTATCTCCTTTATCTCCTTTTGGACCTTGTGGACCTTGTGGACCTTGTGGACCTTGTGGACCTTGTGGACCGATTTCACCAGTGTCTCCTTTTGGACCTTGTTCGCCTTGAGGACCTGGTGGACCACCTGGATCGCCTGGATCGCCTTTTTCTCCTTGAGGACCCTGTTCTCCTGGATCACCTTTATCTCCTTTTGGGCCGATTGGACCTGGATCACCTTTAGGACCTCTAGGATATATTTCAGTATCTATTTCACTATTATTTTCTAAATCAACAATAAGTTCTTCATTATTTATTAATTCCGAATTCATCTAACATCATCTCCTTCAGGATACAACATTAAGACTTTTGGACCAGTTTCATCATAACCTATTATTGTTTGAATATAGTTTAATTGAATTTCATACCAATATTCAATTGGTTTATTAGACAATTCACCTATTTTTGTATCTGAGCTTTCTAAAGAAATATCTACAATATTTGTTTCTGCGACTACAGCTATTTCTTTTCTTAATAAAGGCTCACTATCTAAACCTTTTTTATTATAGACAGCGAATGATACTATATCACCAGGTTTAAAAATATAGTCATCACTATCTTGTTTAGGACTAACTTTTAAAGTGATAGTACATCTATCACCTCTTGTTAATGATATAGTATGGCCTTGTATCTTAAACATAAGGTCATCTCCTTTCTAAAAAATTTCCTCCGGGGAAAATATAAAG